TTTCCAACTCGAGATCGGCATGCTAGACGCCACAAAGGCCGCTCTTGACGAGGAACAGCGTCTCGTTGAGATGGAGGTCGTCATCGGATGGATGCGCAGAGATGGCTTGAACGATGCGCAGATCTTCCACTCCCTAACCGAGATGGGATACATGAAAGAGAGGCCTAAGAAGACCTTATCTCTCACCCACATGTGTCCCAAATGTAATGACCTCTTAACCAACAAAACAGAATGGGAATCGTATACCTGTGACTCGTGCAAGATCAAGATCTGTAGTCTCTGTATTGAGGAACGGCGACCTAATCATCAGTGTAATAAAGAGTTGTTAGAGACGCTCAAGCACATAAACGCCACGTGCGAGACTTGCCCCAAGTGTCAGGCTGTAATTGAGAAAGAAAGCGGAGGTTGTGACCAAATGTTTTGCACCAAATGCAACACCACCTTCTCATGGACAACTCGCCGCATTCTGACCAAAGGCGAGATCCGCCACAACCCCCACTTCTACGAGTGGCAACGACAACAAGAAGGCGCTGCCCGCAACCCACTGGACAACCCATGTGAAGGTTACTTCCTCATCAAGTGTCAGGAAGAGCTCAACGATATAACCATCCTCCCTGAGACGCTGGTCACCAGTACTCTCAAAGGTGCCCAGAAAGAAGTCAAAAGAGCCGTTGAGGTAGCGACAGGCGACCCAAACCACAAAGGAGTCCCTCTATCGGTTGATAAAGGGTCTTACCTCAAGTTCATCCAGGGTATGTTGGTCCATTCTATAGAGATCATCGTGGGCATCCAAGAGCGCGACGACTTCATCAGGTATCAATTCAGGGCGCGCTATCTCACCAAACGTTTTAATTACAAACGGTGGAAGATGAGATTCAAGCAACACATCAATACCCTTCGTAGAAATAATGAAACAAAGACAATCTTGTTAGCATGTCTTGATGCTCTGTACTACATAACGATGACGGCGGATGGGGACACACTCATGTTGGAACAACTGTTTGCCTTCATAACGGCCGAGCTCAAAACGGTGCAGGATCATTATGGAAGAACATTCAATTATGTGATCAGCACTGAGAACGTGATACTTCCCTACATGGCTTGAATGAAACTAATTTACTCATAACCTCGAGAGGTTATGAGATGCTTACATTTTATTCAGTACGTACATGGTATTGAAGGTCTGTAAATCGTGATGATGGCTACGATTAGCACAACGAATATAAGATGTTACGGAAACCAAGAGCAGTTAAAGTACTGGGAAGCCAAGCGCTCCACCAGAAATCCTGATAATGTTCGTATTCAAACCAATGATGATGAACTCAAAGGTCTGTGCGTAATCCTGACCGGTTCCAGCGGCACCGGTACCTCCCGCACCCACAATGGAGGAGGCAGAGGCAGCAGGTACAACGCTCACGTTAGTCAGCTTACCGTAATTGGTAGAACCAAGGGGGTCGACGTTGTAGAAGCCCAGAGAGTACGAGTACAGATGGTATCCAGTAGGCTCTGGGATGCTGGGCGCCTTGTAGAAGGGCTCAACAAGGGAGTAGTAGTCAGAACCCATCTGGTTGAGACGGTTGGTGTTCTCGTAAGTAAAGGTGGTGTTAGCAATAGGATCGAATGCACCAGGTGGCTCAAACACAACAACAGCAGGACCTGGGACGGGGGATGCAGATGTGTAGTTGGACCAGATGTTACTGTTGGTGATGTTCCTGACCGCGAAGAACAGAGCCTTGATAGAGTGTGAGAACCTGATGTCGTAGCTCTGGTTGGGGTTGGTAAGTGGAGTGAAGTTCTGTCGCGGGGCCGTCTGCACCTGCTCAATGAGGATGTCTCTGGGAGCGCAGGCCATTCGTTTACGCTCCTCGTTGGACACAATTGAGTAGTTGGCCCAGACCTGGATGTTGGTGAGCTCGGGGGCGGCGGCGATGTCGGTTCCGACGACGGGCACCGCCGAGGGGTTGGTGTTGACGACGGGGGCGCTGTTGTCAAGAACGAGCAGCTCGCTCCAGTTGCGGAAGTTGAAGGAGATACGCATCTCGTTGTAGGGCAGCGCAGCAGTGGGAAGGGCCACACCGCTGTCACGGGTGAAGAAGAAGGGAAGAGGAAGATTGAGGTTCTGGCTGACCAGGGGGCTGCCAGCGGCATGGGGAGCGATAAGGCTGTCCACGTTGCCAATCATGTTGTCGTAGCCCACGCGCTTGCTTGCGCTCACGGTGAAGGCAGACCAGAAGTCGAGGAAGTAGTTGTCGAATCGCTCGGCCACAAGATCGTTGAAGGAGATGCAAGCCTCCCTGATGAGGTTGTGCATGAAGTTGCGAGTCCAGCGAATCCTACCGTCGGCGCCAAACTGGTTGCCGGGCAGGAGGGTGACCTCAGGGATGGTGAGTCGAAGCCATGCCTGGAGGAGGTAGTCGCCCGCTCTGGAGATGGAAACGGACCACTCCTGGTTGAAGCCTGCTGCGCCGGAGGATCGGGACAGGATGACCGGCACCTGGGTGAACCAGGTTGACTTGCGGGTCTCTCGGACAAAATACGCAAAAGCCTGGTTTGAGCCGTATTGGTACTTCTCAATCTCGTCAAAAGTGGCAAGATCAATGAATCCGCTAGTGATATTTGATCCAGTAGTCGTCATTTTTAAGATACCGAAGATAATTTTTGGCGCCTGTGTCGCCCGCCTCATGAACGAATGAATAAATAACCAACCACAGGATGAGATGAGTAACGATTTGGACGATAATTTGACTTGTAGTTGAATCGAAGGCGCTACTGTGACAAACAAATTAAAATAAAGATGCTAAGATCTATGACAAAGGTAAAACGTGATGTATCAAATAGACACAAACAATTCCGTCAATGGCATGACGGCATTGATGAATCTACAAACTAATACAGACTATATCGTATTTGAAGTGGCTGGTAAACGTAGCCAAATTCGTGTTGCGGGGACATACGAAACACCATGGTTCAACGGGCTTGATGTCTGTGCCATTCTTGAATATAAAAACCAACAAAAAGCACTACAGGACCATGTGAAACATAAATATAAAAAAAGTCTCGGTGAACTGAGTTCTGAGATGCCCACTGTTTTGGGGGGGGACTCTTTAGGTTCAGGTAACTTGACAAAAGAGTACCATGCCGGCAAAGCAATCTACATAAACGAATCGGGGTTCTACAGGCTTGTCCTGAAGAGTAAAGCCCGCTTGGCTGAAGCCTTTCAAGAACTCGTTTGTGATTACGTACTCCCGACCCTCAGACGACATGGAACCGTGAGCGTGGAAGGTATGCAGAAACAACTGGAAGACCTCCGCCTAGAAAACGAAACCAAAACAAAAGACCTGGAAGAGGCACAGGCAGTAGCGGAGCAAGAACGTCTCAAGGCGGAGCAAGCGCAAGCAGCAGCTCTGGAGGCCCAGGACAAGGCTGCCAGGGCCGAGCGGTCTGCCAAATGGAACAAGACCATGATGAAGAACGTGCGCATCCGCGAGAAGAAGATGGAGTGGATCTACATCGCCACGACTCGCGACTACGCCAAGCAGCGCGTTTTCAAGATTGGCTCCACAAAGCGCCTGTCCAAACGCCTGAGCGGGTACCAGACTGGACGCCTGAAGAAGGACGAGTACTACTATGCCTGGTACCTCAAAGTCTACCATGCCGAAGAGCTTGACCACACCATTCAGAAAATACTGGATGAATTCAAGCATCAAAAGAGCAAGGAGATGTACCAGTCTATCAAGTTCAAAGATCTGAAGGAGATCGTCAACTACATCTGCGTCAACTATGACAAGTCTATAGAGTTCCTGAACGACTTCGTCAAGAACAGGCTCCCCATCAGTTACGAGGAAGAGGACACCGAAGACGATATCCCTCCTCCCATCTCCCCTGAGGTGATCATACGCCTGAACAACGAGCAGGAGGAGCTGTTCGACGTAACGGCCGTGATCAAAGACCTCATGCACGAGTACCTTGGAGGGATTGAAACCGCTTCCAAGGGTAGTAAGGATGACCCAATCATGGTCCACCGCGAGGATCTTATGAAGATGATAAGAGAAGGTCTTGAAGAGGAAATCGGTATTCGTTCGGCCTGGCACACAGTTAAGAACCTCATAGCATGGAAGAGCAGCAAGACCCCGATCGAGTACGAAGGCAGGGTCTACAACATACATTACCGAGCTATCAAAGAAACGTAATCCTCTTGAAATTAATGCAAAACCATCTATTACCCCTAGGGGTTGGGATCAATACAACTATCTCATTGGAATCAATACAACTATCCATCACCCCTAGGGGTGATGGAATACTATCTCATTACTCGGTAATGGCAAAGTTCGGCAGGCGGCGAAGCCGCTCCAGGCGCCTACCAATCGAAATCTGTGTAACTCTCTTTCTTAGTTGTTTCCAGGTACAGGGTGATGCCGCTGCCGATTGCACCAATGACGATGCCCGCTATGCCCGCGTACAACATCCAAGCAGTTCTTTCATTCTCCTTGAACCCGCTCGCGTTGATGACGGCTGGTGTGTCCGGCACGAGACCGGGTCCCTTGATCTTTTGTTCCTGGACCCATCCGTTGGCGGTGTCGTACCTGAAGAGGTATAGGTATGCTGGGTTGTGTTGGTTGGCATACACAAACACATCGTTTTCCACAGGTGAGTCCAACATGGGGACGTTGTACGGGGTGCCATCAGTTCGGGGCACTGAGGGGTTGATGTAGCCCCACTCAATCCTGTTAAATGAGTGTGTGGTAATCGTGCCTCTTGGTTGCCACTGGATTACCAGCTGTGACCATACACCATTGGTTGTATTGAGGTACACATCTCCCTTCTTTGCCCCCACTAGGGTTGGGTCTGAGTTGGGGTCGAGCTTTCCTTGGAAGAACATTGGATAGC